TTATAAGTTCTTTTTCTTTGCTATACCTGTCAGCATAAGAGCTATTGCTCCATCACCAGTTACATTACATGCTGTTCCAAAACTATCTTGAAGAGCAAATATTGTTAACATAAGAGCTGTCCCAGCCTCATCAAAGGCTAATACACTAATTATTAAACCTAATGATGCCATTACTGTCCCCCCAGGGACTCGTAGTGGTTTCAAATAGTTGTGAATTATATAAAAAAGACTAGGATTTCCTAGTCTTTTTTAGTTTTAATTTACTCTTTTATTTTGGAATTTATATAATTAAAATCTAATCTTATCGGCAAAGAATCATTTATCTTTTCTAAATCTTTTCTAAACTTATAATCTTCTATTGTTATACCGACAATCGTATCGTCTTTTACATCAAAATGTAAATAAACACCTTTTTCAATCTCTTCCGATACAGCAACTATATTTTTTATCATATAAATATTTAAAATATCAAAACTTTTATTATAGACATAATAAAGATTTTCTTTATTATATGCTATCTGTTGACCTTTCATAAAGAAGACCTCCCTCATTAGAACTATCTGAACATTTTCTCATAATATAATTAGTTACAACTTCACCAAATATACATGTTCCATCCTCTGTAATTTCTTCTTTAAATTCAACAACAGTTTTCATTGTACGAAACTTTAAATTTCCATCATTATCTTTACTAGTAGTTAAATCAAGATATATATTTCTTTCATTACCATTAAGGTGTTCTTTAGTATCCTTTATAATATACTTTGGATTCTTTATGTTAGCTTTAATATCATTAGTACTTTTTTCATCATGTCTTCCTGATATATGATCTTCTAAAGTTGACTTTTTCAGAACTACTATTCTATCTAATGGATCCTTAGTAGTAAATATATATTCTTCTTTAGCATTCATACTAAACTTCCTCTTTTGCTTCTATTATTATTTTACCTACCTGTTCTTCATATGATTTAATAGAAACACTTAATATTTCAACTAAACTTTTAGCATGTTGTGGACTCATTGATATATGTATACTATCATTAATTTGAGAATTTTTTAATTCTAAATTGAATTCATATAAATTAAATCCTACTCCTGCTTGATTTACATACATCCACTTTTTTGAAGTGTTATCTTGCTCTTTTTTTTCTTCTTGTAAATTAATGTTATCTTCTCTGTTCATTGTTCTCTCCCCATTCTATTTATATGTTACAATTTTATTATAATAAAAAAAAATATATTTGTCTATTTTTACTTTAAATGGAATTTTATTTTTCAATTTTAATTATTATTTATTTTACGCTTTTATACTTATTTAAACTAAAAAAGAGGGATAAGCATATAAATATTTATGCCTATCTCTCCTCTTAATTATCTAATAGTTAAAGTAGAGTATGCCTTAATTATATAGACTTTATATTTATTTTATCAATAAAATTTTTATTTATTAACACAAAATAAAAATAACATTCAATTTTTATTAAAGCTTCTTAACAAATTCAGCATTAACAAAACCTACTTTACCATTTTTAGTTGTTACTCTATACCATCCAATAAAATCTTCCTCTACCCAATCTATTCTAAAAATATCACCTGCATTTATCTTATCTACTATTCTAGAATTCAATGATCCTTCTTCTCTTACATTTAAGAATGTACTAACATTATGAGTAGTAGCCATTTGTAGTTTTTCTACATAATCAGCATTTACATATCCAACTATTCCATTATATTCAACGTAATACCAACCAAGATAATCTTCATCAACCCATTTTATTTTAAACTTCTCATTGGCTGGTATTGAACCAATTACTTTAGAATTAGTAGTTCCTTTAGCTCTTATATTTAATTTAGTGCTTACATTTTTAGTAGTAGCATTATCTAAAGTAAAATTATTTGAATCAATGAATATTCCATTAGTAAACTCATTCATATCACATCCACCACTTACACCAGCTACATTTCCATTCTCTGAATATTGGAATCCAACCCATTCACTCCATATATTGTTAGCTCCAGGAGTGTTTACACCATAATGAGCTATCCAAACTGGATAATTGGATAATCTACTATCTAAATTATTATTTGCAAAGCTTGTATATGTATATACAACAACTTCTTTTCCAGTAAGTCTTTTTACCTCTTCTAAGAATTCTATACACATAGAAGTTAAATCTCTTGCTCCTACCCCTTCAGTAGTTTCTATATCTAAAGCTAATTTACAATCATAATTAACAGCTCCTATTTCATTTAAATAATTTATGAAGAAATTAGCTTGATCCTTGGCTCCTTTATTAGCTCTAAAGAAATGATAAAATCCTACTCTTAATCCTTGCTCTTTCGCTCTCTCATAATTTTGTTTAGCATATTTATCCTTAAAGTAATTACCTTCTGTAGCTTTAATATAAACTACTTCTACACCATCATTTTTTACACTTTGAAAATTTATATTTCCTTTCCAGTTTGATACATCAATTCCTTTTAAATTATTATTGTTTCTACTTTGCATTATTAATTCCTTCTTTCTTTTAAATTTCTATAATTAAAGGCAATAAAAAAAGACTATCTCTAGTCCTATCTATTACATTAATAAACTATTTGTTTTCCACTGGCACATAGTTTGATATTGCAGCTAGTTTACTTTCTAAATCAATATTCTTAGACTTAAGCTCTTGGTTTTCTTCTTGTAACTTCTTTAATATCTCTGAATTTTCTAAAACAGCCTCTTTCCCTTTATTAACTTCTCCAGCAATACTTTGTCTTAATTCTTTTACATCTGTTGGTGATAACTCTGGAAACTTATCCATCATCATTTTGTCAAATTCATAAGCTTTAGAACTTAATTTCTTTTCTACTGATTCTGTGATACGGAAGTTTTCTTCAACTACATTCCACACTTGCTTTGCTATATCTATATACTGTTTATTTTTTATTATCTTTTCTTCTAACCCACTTTTTTGTAATTTACTTTCTAATACTTTAATTACTAATTTTAAAATTGTTTTTAACATTTTAATTCCTTCTTTCTTAATTTTATTTATAAAAAAAGAATCATAATTTCTTATGATCCTCTTTATCTTCTTTAAGTTGTATTAATGCATTTTTTAATTTACTTGGTACTGGTACACCTAATTCACTTGCATTTTCTATAATGCTTATGCCTTCATTGGCTATGTAAAAATAGCATACCAAAGTTCTAAATATCCAATTTCCTGTATTTAAAAGTCTGTCTAACATTACAGCTACTATAAGAATAGTGAAAATAACTCCCTTTCTTGCTATTCCTTTAAGTCCTATATTGCTGCTTAAATCTTTATTAACATAGCCTTTAGTAATGCCAGTAATATAATCTAAAGCCATTAAGACTATAAGTATAACTAAAGGGGTGTCCCATGCTCCTAATAGCCATGTAAATAAAGTTCCTATTGCTACAATACCTATCTTTAAATAATCAAATATATTTTCCATTACTCTTTTGTCCTTCCTTACTCTGAAATTGGCTCTAAATCTATATTTGTAACAGGTGTATATATTAATTTTTTAGTTTCTAAATTAACTGAATAATTATGAATGTTAAAAAATATATCCATATTTCTAGGATAAATAGCTCTTAAACAATAACTTTCTTTATCTTGCCTATCTTGTATAAAATAGTTAAAGTCTTGTACTCCACCTGCAACCTCTATTATTTTCCCTGTAAACTTACTGTAGAAAATAGTCATGCTATTTTCATGTTCTTTATCCTCTTTTGCTTTTTTTAACATTTCTTCTTTACTAAACATTTTAATCTCCCTTCTAAGCTGTTACATGTAAAGTTGCTACTACCTGTAGTCCTTCTGTTGTAAATGTATCATTATCTCTTATACATCCTCTACAAGCAACTTGTGCATAGGTATGTCCATTTGCTCTATATACTCTACCAGTAGAAACAGTAATATTTTCTGAACTAAACGGCTTTCCAGTATATTTATACCAACCTTTTAGTGATGCTGTTATATCAATATATTGTGGATCTACATAGTCAAATCTAGCTGGCAACTGAACATCTCTATAAATATAATTATTACTTCCATCTGTATTTATTGATACAGCTTCATGATAACTTAAAGAACGATATGGATATTTCATCCCTGGAGCATACCACATATTACCTTCTTCTCCAATTTGATTCCATGCACCACTAGCAAATTTACAGTTATAGCCCATTCCATCTAATTTAAATGTTGTATCGTATGCTTCGCCACCCTTAGGCAAATATTTTACTGCTCCTACATTTCCTTTATAGACAGCTACTTCACTTATATAAAGCCAACAATATTCATCTAAATTAGTATTAGGCTTCATTCCATTATTATCGAAACGTAGCCATACCCACTCGAAATTACCAGTATTAAACGTAAAGCTATATGGAATGTCATTGGTTAAATCGCTTCTTTCTCCCCCTAAAGCTTGCATAACTCTTATTACTTGTCCATAATCACCAGATTCTGTATTACTTAGCATTACAAATGCTTCCATGCTTTGTATATTCTGTTCTACTTTGTAGTGAAAATTTAGTGTATATGTTGTATTTTTTTCTACTTTAAAAGATTTATAGGAAGTTAAAAACTTTTCTGATGTACTTTTATTTTTTACAGCTCCACATACCTTCCCACTAAATCCATATCCAGTATAAGGACCACTCCAGAACTCTCCTCCACATATCCACTCTCTTAATCCACCTGCAAAAGTTCCATTAGGTACTAAGTTGTGTAAATTAGTTGTTTGTGCAACTCTAAGTTGAAAATCTCTATTAGATTGTTTATACTCTGTAAACTGCTGTATAGTTACAGCACTAGCAATTCTTCCATCTAGTGTGTTTATTCTACTCTCTGTAGCACTAACTCTATTAGTTATACCATTTAAGTTAGTTTCTACATTAGTAACTCTACCATTAATATTAACTACTTCCTGCTTACTAGCTTTATCATTAATATTACTTTCTAAAGTTTGTGCTTTACTTTCTGTAGAGCTTACTCTTTGAGTTATTGAATCTAAACTAGCTTTTATAGTTGCAACTCTATTATTAACTTCTGTTACCTCTTGCTTAGATGCTTTCCAACCTAATGTAGTTTCTATAGAACGTGTTTTGCTTTCTGTAGAACTTATTCTTTGAGTTATACTGTCTAAATTAGTTTCTATTATTGCCACCTTATTCTTAGCTGTTGACATTTCAGTTTTTAATACATTAACTGATTCATCATTTTCAGTTATATCAAAAACAGTTGCATAAGCTATATGCCAAATTATTGGATTGCTAGATGTTGGAGTTCCCCCTCCATCTAATGCAAAGAAACTGGTACTAGAAAAACTTCCTGTATCACCACATTTTAATAAATGTATATACTCTTCCCACTTACCTGTTCCATTTACTGATGTTAACCATTTAGAACTCCCATTATTCCCTGTTGAATTTGAATACCACCCTATTCTTAATCCAACTGGAATTTTAGCAATAATTTTCGTTACAAATATTGCATTTGCTCTAGTCATATTTCCAAAATAAAATCCACCATGGTTAGGACTTGCACTTCCAACAGTTTTTACTTCTATACAATATTGTGAATCAGTTGGACATCCATTTATTTTAGAAATTCTTGAAGTTGTTACTGTTCCATTTCCATTGTTATTGTAAGTTTTAATATTGTTAGAACTATTTTTAAATGTAGGATCACTAAATAACATTTTACCTAAGCTCATGGCACTAGCTAAATCTTTAGCGTTATTAGCTAAATTATCTACAACATTTATCTTATTAATTAACTCTGTTTTTGTTTTATCTATGTCTGATTGTTCAACTTTAAGAGCAATTTTATTTTTTAATATATCAATATTACTTTCTACGTTATGCACTTTATTATTAACTGTTGTTATTTCTGCATTAACAAACGCCTTAGCACTATTTAAAGCATTATTTGCTTTGTTAGTTGCATCTGTACTTGCTGTATTAATAGCTTCTTGTTTTTTTACATCCGCATAAGATTTAGCTTTAGTTTCTGATTCTGTAGCTTTAGCTATAGCTGTATTAAGGTTAGCTTGAGCTTGTTGAATTCTTTTCTGTTCTTCAGCTGTAATTTTTCCATCAGCTGAAGCTATAGCTTGTTCTTTTGCAAGATTAGCTTTTGCTATAGCTATATCTGTAGCAAAACTTTTAGCTGCATCCAAATTAGAATTTATTTTACTTGTTAAATCTCTATTTATATTACTTACATTAGTTGTAATAGTTTGAGTTGTAGAGTTTAAATCTTGTACACTAGCTTTTATACTGTTATTTTCTTGTGTAAATTTACTTTCTACTGTAGTTATTTTATCTGTTACTGTTTTAATATTATCTACTATTAATTGTTTTGTATCTTCTGGAGCTGGTGTCCAATCGTTAGAAACTTTATTTCCTTTTTCAAGTTTTACCCATTCTATAGAGGAATTAACTACAACTGAGCTATATATAGTATAAATACTTAAGTATGTATTGCTAGAAGTTCCTATCCTCCATTTAAATGTACCTTTATAAATTCCGTCAGAATTTTTATTATCTAAAGATATTAAAGAAACTGTTCCCCCAGAATTATACACTCCAAAACTACTTTTACCTTCTCCTAACTCCCCTTTTATTGAAACTGTAAACTCCTCTCCCTCTTGTGGTTTTTCATCACCAAAATAAAGTCTAGCTATACAGTAGTCAGAATTAGTTGTATTCAAAAGAGAATTTTTTAAATAATTCCTATTACCAAACTTAACATTTTCAACTACTTTATCTACATCACTTTGGCTAACCTTTAACTCTATTTTTTCTTTCAAGACATTTATTTCTGCTGTTGCTTTATTTAAATGAGAGTTTACTGTTGTTATCTCTGCATTAACAAAAGCTTTAGCATTATTAAGAGCTTCATTTGCTTTATTATCAGCATGGCTATTAGCACTACTTATAGCTTCTTGTTTCTTTAACTCTGCTACTCTGTTAGCTTCTAATATTGCATCTTGTTTTGCCTTATCTGCTTTAGAAATTGCTGTATTAAGATTCTCTTGTGCTTGTTGTATTCTTTTCTTTTCTTCAGCACTTATTTTCCCATCTGCATTTGCTATAGCTTCCGTCTTAGCTAAATTAGCTTTTGCTGTAGCAACATCCTCGGCATATTTTTTAGCTAAGTTAGATTTTTCTAATGCTAAATTCTCAGCTGCTTTAATTGCTTCTTGTTTTTTAGAATCAGAATAGCTTTTAGCATTACTTAACGCATTATTAGCTTTAGCCTGAGAACCTTGAGTATCTTCTATCTGTTCCCAACTATTCCATGTATTTAAATCAGTTCCATGCCTTTGATAAACAGGAGATGAATTACTTCTAAATACTTGAGTTGGATATCCACCACTTGAGTTATTCCATGGTACTGTAGTTTCTAGTGTTCCAAACCATGAGCCTCCATTAGGTACACCAATAACATTAGCATATTTAAATTCTGTAATTGTTTGAAATGCATAATGTTGCATATACCATCCTGGACTCTCATTACTGTTTCTTGTGTCAGGAATACTTCTAGCTCCAATTATCGCCTGTTCTTTAGCTCTAGTAATATTACTATTTATTGTTTGAGTAGACTGAGTAAAAGTTTGCGAATCTACTTTTAACTTAATAGCACTATCCAAAGCTTGTATTGTAGCTTTTTGACTAGATAATTCTTTTCCATGCTCTGTAATAGTATTCTTTTGTGTAGATAACTCTACATCTAAAGTTCTATCACCTACAGTAACCTTAGTCCCCTTAATAGTTTCGGTTCCATGTGTATTAACTTCTCTAATAACACTATTTATATCTAGCTTATTACCACTTATATTAGCATTGTCTGCTACTTTGTTATTGTCTATAGCTCCATTAGTTATCCCTGCATTATGAACTCCGTCTGAATCAAGCATTATGGTTTTACCATCTTTACCTCTGATAAGTAGTCCATAATCTGTAGTACTATCTGTTTTCCTATACTCTCCTAATATAACTCTATTAACATTATTTCTATTTATAAGGATTTGATTTCCGACTATTTCTATAGTTCCATCTGCACTAACAATTCTATGTTTGCTAGTTGTAATATCACCAGCCTCTAGCTTGTTTACGCTTAGAGAACTTATTTGTGAGCTACCTATAGCTCCATCTGCTATAACTGCACTTCCAGCTGTAATAGCATTAGTTTTAAAGTTATCTGCTGTTAGGTTTCCAGCAAGAGCATTTTCTAAAACTGCAGTTTTATTCTCTAATATCCCAACTTTAGCAACTGCTGCATTTAAATCTGTTATATCAGCTTTACCAGCTTTTATTTGTTGAATTATTGCATGTATAGCATTAAGTTCTGTTATAGATGCCTTAGTCACTTCTAAAGTTCCTATTCTGGCTATTACTGCATTAAGATTTTGTATATCAGCTTTATTAACATGAAGATTTTCTATTTCAGCTAGTATAGCTTTTAATTTAGCAACTTTTATTACATTTGCTTCAAAATCTTCTATCTGTTTAGTCGTAATAGAATCTATTGTACTTCCATCTACAGTACCATTATCCGTAGTAATGTTTTCTAGCGTATTACTCATTTCATCTACAAGTAATTTTTCTTCGCTTAAGTCCAAAGCTTTATTGGCTAATTCTACAGTGTCTTTACTATGATCCTGAGGATATTCCTTAGTTTTTACTATCCTATGTTTATCTTTAACTTTATTCTTCTTAGAAATTAAATATATATAATCCCCTAAATTATAATCAAGAATATCTTTATACTTCCCATTCATTTTAGCTAAATTTATTGTTGAAGCTATATAACTTTTAAACGGTTTACTCATTATATTTAATTTTTCTAAAGCATCTTCTTTTAAACTTTCTGGCTTAGTGTACCTTTCATCTTTCCAATAATAAGTTAATGTTTTATTAGAATATTGCTTATTCTCTAAATATGTTTTTCCACCATTGACACTGGCTATAGTCAAACCATCTTTACCTGTTGGAATTATTCTAGTATAAAATCCATAACTATTTCCTTGAACTTGTAAAGCTCTTAAATTTAAACTATCAATAAAATAAATTCCTCTATCATCACCAATTTTATCAAAAAGCATGATAATTTTATTTAATGTATCAAATTTAAACTCTATATCATATAACTTTTTAGCTTTTTGTATAATAGTCCAACTTGAACAATTAGTCATTCTAATAGTTCTTTTTTTTCTATTATTACAATTATCTGAATTTAATCTCCACCCTGTGCCAACTATAGCTAAGTTTAAAGCATCTACTAAATTTTGCTCTACACTTTCAAATCTATCAAAAATTGTTCCCTCTAATTCTTCTACATTAAGTTTACAAGTGAATAGTGTTTTATTATCGTTAGAGTCTCCGCCTTTAGCCTTCACAACATATTCATCTGTTTTTGTTCTTATATAAGTTTCTTCTTCTATTTCATCATAAAACTTATAAAATAAAGAATAATAAAAAGAGAGTGTTTTATCTCCACTCTCTAAAATACTTTCTATACATAAATTTTCATATTCTGTTAATGCTGCTATTTTCTTTTTATTTTTATCATATAGTTGCAATAATTCCATCTATATACCTCCTTTATAAAGGAGTCCTATTCTTCTATCATAAAGTCAATGCACATTAACTCTCCTGGACTCATTTCATAACCATTTAATAATTCAATATTAAATTTATGTATATCAATTTCAATTTCAATTTCTTGTAATTCACTAATTTCTTTATTAAAGTCATCTAATCTTTCTGGATCAATATCATAATTTCCCTCTGTTATTTTTAGAGTTCCATCATCTTCTTTTAAGCAATAATCTTTTATTATTTTTTGTCTTTCTTTATTATAGTGTTTTAATTCTCTTTCAACTTTAGATATGTTCTTACCTATAGCATACGAAACCTTAACTGGTAACTTTCTTGAACTTATTTCTCCTAATACACTAACTTTTTCTAATATTTCTTTATTTGTCATTTTAACCATTTTAAATACCTCTTTCTTTCAAAAATTTTATTAAAAAAGAGCCTACATTTTGTAAGCTCTTATAAACTAAAGTATAAAACAATTTAAGCTTTTACCAACTTCCGTAGACTTTGTTCTAAATTTTTGAACCTCAGCTTGAACTAATTGAGAATTTGCTAAGAACAACTCCATATTAGTAGGATATGTTTGAATATTTGCGATAGTATTTTGAGTTAAACTACAACTCATTGTTAATACTGTTTGCTTCATTCCATCCTTTTCTATATCTACTGTTCCATTCAAATTAGTAGATTCTGTTATTGTACTTGTTACTTTTACATTTTCTTCTGACATTTCAATTCCTTCTTTCTATATATATCTATTTTTATATTTAACATTTATATTACAAGTATCTTTATTGACTTTTATTGTATTAATTCCTGATACTAAAAAAGGAAACTCCCAGAAGTCAGTATCTTCAAATTTATTTTTACCTTCTTCTAAAACAGTTCCCTCTAAAGAATTTATTATTATCTTTTTATTTGCTTTTAGTTTTTTTATAACTATCTCTTCATTAAATCCACTAATAGTAATGTCTATAGTATCAAAGAGCGGTATTATTTCAATACTACAAGGAGTTTTAGTGTTTCCATCTACTTTTATATTTTTAGATGTTTCTCTATTCATGCTTACTACTATTTCATCACTTATCTTAAATGTTGATTTAAAAATAAGTGTTATTTCATAAAGAAAATCACTAATTAATTTTTCCTTATGATCATCCAAAGCAACATTATAAGAAAAGTCAAAATCTTCAAATCTCAACTCTCCCTTTTTACACAACTTTAAAAGGTTGCTTATTTTTAAAAGATTTTCATTTTCATTTTCTCCTTCAATTAGTAATGTTACTGTTATAGCACTATATCCTTCTTTTTGTTTATTAACTCTAGGATCAAATGAATCTTCTAACCATTCATCATATGTCACTATATTACATGCTTGAATATCTCTCCCTGTTAAAATAGCATCATAAGTTTCCAAAACATCCACACTATTAACTAACATTACCTAACTCCTTTCAATTTTAATGCTGCTTGATTCATAAAATAATCAATATCATTTCTATCTTTAAAACCATAGTTACCATTAAAATTAATAACTGTACTTTGACTATTATTTTCACTATATCTAGCATTTTCATCAGCAGTCATTATTCTTTCTCCCTTGTGAAGTCTAGCAAGATATCCATCATACGGAACGTAATCGAGTCCATTATATTTGAATGATGCTGCTCCACCAAACCCACTAGTAGTACCAACACTTACAGGATGACTTGAGAACCAGCTTCTCACTCCATTCCACGCTGATTTTACCCATCCAAACATATCCCAATCCTTCTCACATTGTACTTTGATAGAATCATTCCAAATAACCTCTTTAGTACCACTATGATAATTTTCAGCTATTGGTTTAAAAACAGCTCCATTTTTAATATCTTCTCTTATATCCTCCCTTGCTTTTATTGGATTACCATATATTTGTTTTGTAGTATTATCCCATACCCCATTTATTCTTCCTGATGCTTCATCAACCTCTACATAACAATCATGCATTCTTTTATCAGTCTCATTATAAATTTTATAATAACCAGTTTGAGTTATTCCCATCATTTTATCCATATTTTGAGAATATCTAGTTAATCTTTTATAATTAACCTTATCTTCCTTATCCATAATTTCACCATTACTGGTATTTATATAATCTATAAGTTGAGGATATTTCTTCATTGCCTCATTAAGAAACCCTTGATATTTATCACGTTCTTTATTTATAGCTTCTGTCTTTAAACTTTCCCATTTCTCAATCTCAATTTGAGCATACTTCTTTTGCTCTTCATTCATTTCTGGCATTTTTAATTTCATTGTCTCTATTAACTTATCGTATTTAATTTTATTATCTTCAATTTCTTTATCTCTCGCTTTAGCTTTTTCTGATAACAACTCACTTATTCCATTCATATCTAAGTTTTTCATTCTTGCATTAAAATCTGCTTGTGCAGCTAAAAGCTCTTCATGACTTTTTACCGTATTACTTAAATTGACATTACCCATTTTTATTGTTAACTCTTCAATGGTTTTTATCTCATCTTCTCTTAAATCTCTATTTTCCTTAGCTGCCGCTTCGTATATATCATTAACCTGCTTTTGATATCCCTTAAGTTCTTCTATCTGCTTACTTTGAGATTGATTAAAAAATTCTTCTAATTTTTGTTCATTTTCATCTAGTTTACCATCATCAGCTTTAAATGCATCTGCCATCATTTTCTGTGTTTCAGGAGCTCTCTGTTTAATCTTTTCTATTGTTTCATTGAATAAATCATCAGTTCTCTTCTTTAATCCATCTATTTGATCTCGTGTAATAACACCATCTAATCCATTGGTGTATTCAAGTTCATAATTAAGCTTTGCTATCTTATCAGATATTTCAGTTAATGCTTTTTGAGCTTCTGGAGATACCTCACTTGACCACTCTTTATGTTTAATATTCATTTTATCCATTTCCTCTGTTGTTAGAGCATAATCACCATGTAAAGCTAATAATGCATTCCCAACAAGCCCCAAATCTTCTTTAGCTTGTAATGAAGTACTAGACATAACTTCTGTATTTTTAGTATATAGATATATTCCACCTGCTACAGCACCTACAACAGCAACTAATGGTAATGCTACACTCATTATTGAACCTAATCCTAAAGCAGCAGTCCCACTTGCTACCCCACTTGCAGTAGTTGCCACTGACAAACCTTCTGTCGCTAATGTTGTTGTTTGCATTACAGCTTCTGTTGCTGTTAAAGCAGTCTTAAACTTCTTAGTATAGTCTATCAATTTAACAACTCCACTAGTTGCTTTACCTGTAATACTAAGTATTGGTCCAGCAGCGACAGCCATAGTTCCTAATTTTAAAATTAATTTTTGTGTTTCAGGACTTAACCCACTAAATTTATTTGCTAAATCTGAAACTCCATTAGCCACATCTGTTATAATAGGGGCAATAACTTTAAATCCTTTTATTGCTGCTTCTTCTAAAACTGATTTCATTTCATCTATAGATCCTTTGGCATTCTCGCTCATTGTTTTTGCCATTTTTTCTGTTGCTCCTTGAGATGTATCTATAGCACTAGCTAATTTATTGAAGTCTTGTTCAGATGCATTTATTATTGCTAACCATCCAGACATAGCTTCTTTACCAAATAATGCACTTACCGCTGCTGCTTGGGTAGATTTATCTAAATTACCCATTTTACTTCTTAAGTCTTCCATAACTTCTTTAAAAGATTTCATCTCTCCATTACTATTTTTCAAAGAGATTCCATATTTATCTATAACCTTAGCCATTTGTTTACTAGGTTTTACTAAGTTAGTAAGTCCAGCTCTTAAGGCTGTTCCTGCCTGACTTGCTTTAATTCCACTATTAGCCATTAATCCTATTGCTAATGCAGTATCTTGTATTGTATATCCTAAAGAGCCTGCAACTGGTGCTGCATATTTGAAAGTTTCTCCCATCATTCCAACATTAGTATTTGCATTACTACTAGCAGCAGCCAAAACATCAGAAAACATTCCAGCATCTTTAGCACTTAATCCAAAAGCAGTTAACGCATCAGTAACTATATCAGATGTTGTTCCTAATTCTTCTCCACTCGCTATAGCTAAATTTAATATTGGTTCTATACCATTTAACATATCACCAGTTTTCCAACCAGCCATAGCCATATACTCCATAGCTTCACCAGCATTAGTAGCACTAAATTTAGTTTTTGCTCCCATTTCTTCTGCTTTAGCTTGTAGCTTGTCAAAATCTTCGCCAGTTGCTCCTGAAATAGCTGAAACCTTATCCATTTGCGCCTCAAATTCTATACCAACATGAGAAGCTACTGTAGCAACCCCAGCTAATGGTAAAGATACATGAGTTGTTAAGTTTGAGCCTACGCTTTTCAATCCACTAGATACTTTCCCTAACTTCTCACTCATTTGAGTTAAATTAAACTCTTTAAGTTCTTTATTTGTTTTATTTAAAGCATTTTGACTTTGAAGTAATTCTGCTTGCCATTCATTTAGTTTTATTTTTTGGTTATCTAATTTTTCGTTTGTAGCCTGTATTTTCTTTTTATTATTTTCTAGTTTTTCATTTAAACTATTTAACTTATCAGCTAACTTCTTTGTTTCTTCTGCTTCTTTTCCATAAGCCTTTTCTGCTTTTGAATGTTCCTTAGTTGTTTTTTCAATTGAACTTTTTAACTTATCGTTTTGAGCAATATATTTTTGTAATCTATTTTCTATCTTTGTATAAGCTTCTTTGTTAATATCAATAGCCCTAGATTGTAATTTCATTTTTTCAGTTAATTCATTTTGCTTAACTGAAAGCTTTACAAATTTATTACCCATTAATTCAGCACTAGAAGCTGCTACTTTAAAACCTGATTCAGTTAACTTCAATTCTTTGTTAACACCTTGCATTTTCTTTTCAAAGTCAGAACCTTTTTTAGAAGCTTCATCTATGCCTTTTGTGAATGGCATTAAATTGACTTTTATTTCAGTTACTAAAGGGGCTAATGCAATTCCTCCCATTATTCATCCCCCTTCCTTTGAAATGCCTCTATAGCTTCATAATCAGCATTAGTTTGAGTTAATCCCCATAATGTTTCTAGGAACTCTCTTCCTTTTTCACTATTCTTAAGCCCACTTAACCAAGCATCTTTTTTGTAGAGTAAAAAAAGTGAGTACGGTAAGTTATAAATTTCAATGAAATTTAAACCAGTGTACTCACTTATACTCTTTATATCTGCCGTTACACAGCAATATGTTTTTTCCCACTTTTCCATAGGAAAATATTTATTTAATATTGCTTCTCCTATTTTTCCGCTTGGCAATGGGATTCTAAGTTTGGGTCTAATTCTGTTTTATTTATTAATTCTACCATTAAGTTGTATAGTGTCTTTATGCTCATAAAAGATAATTTATCTAAATCTTTTTTATTAAACTTCTTATTATTTTTATTGTTATTTAAAAAGTCTATAATTAGATCTGCTTGTCTTTTCTCTGATTCATCTGATGTTGCTGATGGATCTCTTAAATAATCTTGAAATTCTCTTACTCTTTTAGCCATACTATAAGTAACATCATAAACATTAACAACTTCATTATTTATTTTTATATCTGTTGTGTTTTGAGTTATAACATCTATATTAATCATAAATATTCTCCTTCCTATAGTTCTTGTTCAAATTTTGCCAAGAAGTTCTTTACATATTCTATTGCTTGAATCTCAGCATTTATAGATACTTCTTTATCTGCAAAATCTAACCCGAATCCATTTCCTCCTTGTCCAATCATAGTAAATCTTAAATGTTTACCACCTTCTTCATGAACAAATCTTACAAGTACATTTTTAAGTGATCCACCACCACCAAATGTTAATGTTCTCTTTTTCTTTCCTGAGTCTTCTGTAATCTTAGCTGTAGATAATAAAGCTAACTTATTTAAATCCCATGATATTATTCCTGTTTTACATGTTAATTCTTCATCAGTAATAAATGACTTAACAATTCTTCCATACTGATTCTTAACATCATACTTTTTAGGTTTATAATCTATACTAAAACCACTATTACAATGTCCTACATTATGCTCCTCTGTCTCTATTGTTGCATCATCTGGAATAGTCTCTCCAGTAAATTCATACATATATAATTCTCCAGCACCAACTAATATTGGCTTTGCTTCACTTACTGCCATTATTAATCATCCTTTCTTATTCTTTAAATTTTATTATAAAAAAAATGCTATTCTCCCACATTTGTAGGTCATCTCTGAATAGCGTTCCACCTCCACCTACTGTAGCTTTAAAAATTATATCCTTATAGCTTTTAAAATTATTATCACTTTCTTTGTTAGCAAATATTTTTATTAAACATTTCTCAATTTCTTTTACTTTGTCATAATCATTCCAAATAACCTTTATCTCGAGTTGCTTTTGACTTATATAATCATTATTTATATTAGTATAGGTATATACTAAAGAAGGAGCTTCTATATCAGTAGTAAATACAGGAAAAAATCTATTTTCACCAACTAATTTAATTAGTTCACTGTTAGTATTTAAATATTCTATAATTGTATTTTCTATGTTAATCCCTCCTTTAGTATCTTTTCTATTTTACCTATACTATCAATCTTAGCTTTCTCTAAAAATGGTTGTGGTCTTTGTCCTTTAGTTATATGCCACCCTTTATATTTTCCACTTTTAACCTTGTATTTCCATGGTGTTTTTCTACCATTGCCATCTTTAGCATATATACCAGTACCTTGATGAACATATGGAGCATATTCCATTGTATTACCAACTCTACCTATTACCTCACCAAATATAACATTAACATCATGACACATAGCAGCTCTTAAAGGTCCTTCATCTATTGGACAATATTGTTTTCCTTTTCTTTCAACTAATAAACATGCTTTTGTTATATTATTGATAAGTTGTACTTCAATTAATTTTTTAGCTCTTTCACAGCTGTTTGCAAAATCACTTGACATTCTCTATCACCTTCAAAAATACTTGTGATAACCTACCTTGTGGGTTAACTCCAATTATGTTATAAATCATATTCCCATCTCTCAATCTATTCTTAGCACTTATATCTTTGCTAAAAGTCAATCCTATATGAGAACTTTCGTTATACCTAGCATTATTAGTATTAACTCTGCTATCTGTTTCATAAATAGCTATTAAAATAGGATTCTCTAAATCTACCCATTCTTTTTTTCTAGCCAATGAAGGTGTAATAATATCTGTATTTTCTTGTAATATTAAACTTTTCATATTTGAATTGATACTCAATAATATCACCACCTAAGGAAGCTTTCTACAGCTTCTAAGTTTCTTAGTAATATCCTTAGGGAAACCATCTAAATAACTTGTACTAACTCCACTAAAGCTTTCAGAATTTATCCCCTCTGTTCCTAATCTATTGCACTTGATAACTACTAGCTCAACTAAAGATCCTTCTAAACCAATCGGAATATCTTTTCTATGAATATATACTTTAATCTCCTCTTCAGTTTCTTCTATAAGATCATTAAGTAACTCATCACTTTGGTTCTTTGCTGCAATACTTCTTCTTTTTATTTTTTCTAATATTTTTTTGTTATCCATATTATCACCTATAAAAATAGAGAGGACTTACCCTCTCCTATTTGTTATACTGTTTCTTCTGCAACCTTTAACTCATAATAAAGTACTGAGATTGCTTCTTCTCTTAAAACCTTAGAACCATAAACACATAATCCTCTTATACCATCAGCAAAAGAACCTTGAAGTCTCATTGCTTCTGTTTTTTGAAGTTGTTTAGCTGAACCTATTGCACTTTTATGATGTGCAATTATAGTATTATCAGGTAACTCTTCACTCGCCATAACTTGAAGTCCATTTATCTTTTGCCCTTCTACTATTCCATTTGCAAGAACATTAGGATTTTTAGTAAATCTATCATCTTTTGATAATAATCCTAAATACTCTGAATCTACAGTTACGAATCTATCTGCTTTAGGAACTTTTTTCTTTGATAATTTAGTTCCTAGATCAACTATATAGTCATAAGCTTCTTTTGGAGTTACTGTTTTTTTCTTTGATTTACTACCTATGTTATTTTCACTCTTAGCTCCTGCTGCAAGAACAGTAAAGAAGTTCTTATCATAAGTTTCTGCTAAAATGGCTCCATGTTCCTCAAGAGTTGGTTTCATAACATCAGCTTTTAACTGTGCTTTATCTACATCATCTAAAGAGAAAGCAAAATATTTCTTTTGATCAAATACCATTTCTATTGGAGTTGTATTTACATCATCCCATGCAATAGTTCCTGTATAGTCCTTTAAATTTCCATTTGCAACTCTATTGAATATTACTTTTTCTCCATTTATTTCTGTTGGTGCTGTAGACATTAAATGTGCTATTGATACACTATGAAAATTAGCTAATAAACCTCCTTCCCATAATGTAGGTTTAAAATTTGTTACTGACATAAATAATCATCCTTTCTTATTTTAAATTACTATACGCCTCTGCAATCTGCTCTGCTGACATATTATCAGCATTATTAATAAAATCTTCCCAAGAGTTTCCTCCTATTGGTTTACTATCTGGATTAGGTGGTGTTGATCCACCTAAAGTAACTTCAAACATATCTTTATATGTTTCCTTAAACCCCTTAAGTTGTTCATCTAACCCAGTTACAGTTCCATCCTCATTTATTACTAGCTTATCTCTATCAAATTTACTAGCTAATAAATCTGAATGTTTTGCTTTAGCTTTAGTTAATGCATTATTAATGGCACTATCTAAAGTTAAATTTCTTATTTTTGTTTCACTATCAGTTTTTAATGTTTTGATAGTTTCTTCATGCTGCTTAATGGTCTTTTGAAGTTCCTCATTGTCAGCATTATTCTTTTTAAGTTCTTTAATAGTTTCATTAGATGTTTTTAATTGTCCTTCTAAATCATCTTTTTGACCTTTTAACTTGTTATACCTATCCTCTGCATTTTCAAGAGTAGTAGTATAAATCTTTTCTTTTTTCATAGCTCCCATAACAGCTTTAATTTGTTCATCTGTTAAACCTTGAGCTTTTAATAATTCTTCAAACTTCACTTTGAACCCCTCCTATATCTACGCTTTTATACGAGTTTTGCATCTCTAATATAGTTGCTTATTTCTTCTTTTACGCCTGGAATTAAGCTAAAAAAGGCAAAAGAAAAAAGCCTTATTTATAAGACTTTTTAACAATTATTTGATTGATAAAATTTATATATATGTTAAAATATTGATAAAAGGGAGGTGATTTTTATGGCTAATCAACATGTAACACCTTTAGGTGATAAATGGCAAGTTAAAGGAGCTGGAAATTCTAAAGCTACAAGAATTTTTGATACTCAAGCTGAAGCAATAGCTTACGCTAGAGAATTAGCTATCAAACAGCAATCCGAAGTTATTATTCACGGAAAAAATGGTCAAATTCGTGAAAAAAATAGTTATGGTAATGATCCATACCCTCCTAGAGGATAATTAATTTTAACCTACAGTCATATTTATAATTTTAAATAACACTAAATATGGATGTAAGTTTGAATTTCCAAACTAAAATGTTAATATATAAAAGAAAAGGTAGGAAGGGGAGTTTAGAATGAAACTTAGGGAAGACTATAAATGCAATGTTGCTAAAACTTTTACTGAATTAGCAATTCAAAATAATTTAATAAAAGCTAATATTGATCCTGAAGTAACAGCCCAAAATGTTTGCAAATTCTTTAACACAATTGCTGAAAACTTAGGAGAATCTTCTGATTCAAATGAAGTTTAACTTTTATACTAATGTGCCTTTATATAAGGCACATTTTTATTAATATTAGTTCTTCTAATTCATGATTATTCTATTACAGGCAAATAAGTGCATCTACAATTAGCATGTAATGGTAATATGGGTCTATCATTATTTAAGTATATATTTCCATGCTTTGCACCACATCTTGAACAGGTTCTTTCATCTCCAGCAGCCCAATATTGAACCTTTTTACATCCTACATCTTCATATGCCTTAAACGAACTTTCATTCAAATAGTGCATAGTTTCTGTTCTAATTAATCTATGGCATACATTAAACCCATTATTCATTTGGTTATTAAGCTGTATAGACATTTCTGTTACTGTTTTTCCTTGCTGTAGTCCAGTAATAAGAATATCATTAAGATTTCTAGCTAATACTTTAGTATTTTTCCAAAGTCTTTCAGAAAAATTACTCCCCAGCCATGGTTTATCTAATAATTGTTCCATAAGTTTCTTATTAGGCATAGAAAACTCTATTTGTCCTATTGCTTCCCTTGTGACTTTATAATTCTTAATGAAACCTTCATACATATTTTTCTTTCCAAAATTCTCTACATTCATGCTAAGCTCTTTAATTATAATATTTATATTATTTTGCAACTTAGTAAGCCTATTAAATTTATGCATATCACTTAACATAGGAGTTGATGTTTTCATTTTTTCAGTTACTCTATACAGTTCATCTGAAATACTTAAAGAAGCTTCTTGATACATTTCTAATAAGTCTATATTTTTTTCTTCTAAATCATTATAAATCTTCCATGTAGGTTCAGCTACTCTTTTTTCCCAGTATTCACTACTCTTCATTGTTCTCACCTATACTTTTATTAGGTAGTGGTATATTATCAAAGTTTATTCCAAACTCTTCTTTTTCTTTATCAAGCTGTTCTTGCTCTGCTACTGGATCCTGTACCCATGGATGATTAGCCATTATAGTTTTATTACTAATTACCCCTTTTGAGTTTACACAATTAGTAATAGTTTCAGTTTCATTAATCTTAATATTTTTATTAAATATCAATTCTACCGGCACCTCATTATATGATCCCTGATTACTTTCAGATAAATAAATATTTATAAAATACAATAACTCTTTAAAAGCTTTCTTAAATAAAACTTCTAAAGAGTTACATTTTAAATCTATTCCACTATATAAGAATTTAAGAGCTATACCACTTGGAGCACTCCCAAACTTATCAAGATCTTTATTTACCCCTTGTCCACATTCGTTGATATCTCTTTTTAATTGTTCATAATGTATTTTAATCGCTTCAACATCCATCGTAGGATTTAATGTTGTTGCTTCTCCATCTGAATCTAATATCAAGGCCCTATAATAATTTAAGTTATCCATAAAAGTACCTAATTCATCACCCTCATATCCTTTAAGAACAAATATTAAATTCTTTACTTCTTCAATGAAATTAGCTACATCACTTCTACTTATATCGTAATTATCTATTAAGCTTTTAATGAAGTTAATATCTCCTTTTTCTATCCTATTATTTTTAAATGCAATAAAAGGTATTTTACCCCATGCAGCATATTCACCATCTTTTAAATAGTGCCCTATGTTCCCTTCTACATTTAAATACTTTTCAGAATCTAATAATATTAGTTCTCCATCTTTAACATAATACTCAACTCTATCAGGATACCATAATTCAATCTTAGTTACTGTTTTCTTTTCAAGCCCTTCATAAACTACTAAATCATAAAGTCTTATCAATCTCTCTAAAGCTCTATGCCTTCTATCTTTCCATATAGGTATTATCTGTTCGCTAGGAATAACCATATAATCAAGCTTAGAATCTTCATTAATAAAAATATGTAACCACCCTATTCCTTTATTAGAAGCTTCATATCCAAGCTCATTAAGTATATCTAAGAATTCCTCTCCTAAAGTCCAATCTAGTTTTTTTATATACTCTTCATTATCAGATTTTAAAGTATAATCTTTTCCTAAAAGATAGTTTACTTTTTCATCAACTAAATTCTTATAAAAAGCATGAGCTAATTTGTTATTGGCCTTATACTTTAATTCTTCATTACCACCATTTGATGTAGGTCTAGTTATTTTTCTCTGGAATATGTCATTATTAACTTCATAATATTGTTCACCAGTTAACATTTGTTTTCTATTTTCTGAACTTAGAAAATCACTTATTTCTTCGCCTAACCATTGAATAGTATTCATAGGTCCTGCTACTTCTACTGGTTTACCTAATCCAAACATGATACTCCTCCTTTTATTTAAGAATTCTCATTCCACCTTTTTTCTTAGTTTGCTCCATAGCATACCTTAAAGCATCCATAAGGTGGTTATAATCATCTATAGGCTTATTTATTACTTGTCCATCTTTTGTATCCCAGACATAGTTATTTAACTCAACTAAAGTATTCTCACACTTAGGATGAACATATATTCTATAGTCTTGAATGTTTTGTATTCCATTTAAGATACTATCTTTACCTTTTAAAGCCGACTTAATTCTTCTTATTCCTTGCTTCCTAATATCATCAATACTTTTAGGCTCTGCACTATCTGCAATTATCTTTTCTTTTGAATAACCTTTATACTTAATCATATTAACTATATCAGTATTACTCATAGCTTTCTGATAATGTTCATCAAAAATAAAAAGCTCCTTAGTTTTTTCATCAACTAAGCAGCATATAAAAGCTGTAGGGTCATTAGTATATCCAAAGTCCAAACCAAAGACACTAATAACGCCTTTTTTCTTGCTTATTTCTTTCACATCAAATTCAAGTTCAGTGAAGTTTTCATATACTAAACCATCAGCTATTCCCCACTCTCCAAGACCTTCTATTTTATATCTCCTTGGATTATTTTCTTTCATACTTTCAAATAGCTTTCTATCATCATCACCTAGAAACTCATTGCACTTGTAATTAGTAGTTAGAGCTAAAATATTATCATCTTTATTATCAAAAAATCTTTTCTTTAACCAATGCTTTTCACTCCATGGGTTAAAGCTTAATGTTATTTGTTTAAAATATCCCACTGGCAACTCACCCCTTATAGACATATCAACTTTATTAAAATCATCTTCATTCATAACTTGGAATGCTTCCTCAAACCAAGCCCAACATAAATAACCTATTTCTACAGTAATAGATGTTATACTCATAGGATCATCTAATCCCCTAAACAATATCTTTTGTCCAGTAGGCTTATATGTAATCTCTAAAGGTGATTTACTAAAATGCCATAAATGTGATACACCTAAATTATTAGCTGCCCATTTTAATTGGGTATATGTAGAATCCTTATGAGTATTAAAAACACGTCTTAAAACTAATGTATTTGCTAGAGGATATTTCATCATATTATATATAATCCACATAGCTGTAGTAGTTGATTTCTTACTTCCTCTGCCCCCTTTAACGACTCTATATCTTCCTTTAAATCTCCAAAAGGTGCCATATCCTCTACCAATCTTACTTGGTAAATGTATTCTTAAGTTATTATTAGTCTTCAAGGTCATCCTCTCCCTCGAAAACTACAGTTTGATTAACATCGGCTTCTATTTTATCAGTAAATAGTCTATACCTCTTACCTAATAGCTCTGCTGCTTTGATTTTATCTTTAGCTGAAATTTCCTTATCAACAACTTTAGCTTCACTCATAAAATCACCTATATTTTCAGTAACTACTACTTGCTCTGTTTCTTCTCCTCTTAGAACTCTAGTTAAATATTCTAACACTTCTTCTGCTTTAGCTATCCTTTTGCTTTCTAATTCTTTCATCTTTTCGTCTATATAATTTTTAATGTCTAGCTTTGACAAGTTCTCACTTGCTATCCTATTTAAATTCTTTCCTTTATATCCAGCCTTCCTTGCCGATTCTGTGGCGTTGCCTGTTTCAATATAATATTCAGCAAACGCCTTCTGTTTTGGTGTAAGCTTCAAAACAACACCACCTTTCTATATAAAATAAAAAAAGAACTCTAACAAAAGAGTTCTCTAATCTAATTTATTACCTTTAATATCATCAATAATAAACACTTATAAATATTATGGCTATGAATCAAAATCAACTTAATGAAATATCAAAAATAATATTGAATACTAATCTATCACATTAAAACTACTGCACTATGAGCTTATAACATCAGTAAATTCATTATTTAAATAAGCTATATCTTGATTGCATTCTGATGATTGGATAGCACCTGTTAGAAATTGTCCCTTTATAAAGTTTACCTTTCTCATAATATTCTTTAATGACTTAAAAGCCTCTAAATCATTGCTAATATGTGCACTAACCACAGCGTTAGAAATTTTATCTACTAATTGTTCAATTTCTAGAATTTCTCTTTCTTCACAATTACTATTCATTTTATCAAGTTCTGATTTTAGTATTCTAAGTAACAACTGTTTATCATTATACAGAATAGAATTGCTTACTAAATCACTTGAGTAATCTTCTTGTACAGCATTAATATAACGCTGTATCATTTTTTCCAAATCATTTTCATTAACTGGTCTAGGTCTAGTTTCCATTAACATTCTTCTTAATTGACCTATTATAATATTATCTTCTAATTTTCTTTCTGTTACAAAATCTAATAATGCACGTGGATCTGTATTCCAACTCATATTTAATCTCTCCTTATATACATTTATATTTACTTCTTATTATTCTAATTTTAAAATAATAATCTTTTTAAATAATAATTCCTCTCAATCTCTAAAAAATCTATTTTTTTATTTTTCAAACCTAGAAATCTTTTATATTTAACTCTTTGGCTATATCTATTAATTTAATATTGCCATAATGATTTTTGTATATCTCAAATGCTTTATCTCTATTTGGACTCCTTGTCCTCACCTAAATTAGCTTATTATATCATAGTTAATTTTTATTAACTAATATATTTTTCATTTGTTTTATTTTTTCTATCTTTGTATTAACTTCAGTTATAACACTGGTACTCATTTTATTTAATTCGGTATAAATTTCCTCAATGTTAAATATATCTATTCCTTCTGCACATCCATCTCCAATTTTACCATCAGAGTCAAGTTCACAATAGCCATAATTAACTTCTATTCTTGATCTAGCTATAACTTTAGTATTTTTACTTAATTCTATAAAAACATCATTTATATCACCATCTCTAGGAATTAAAATACCTTCTGTTTTTAATTCATACTTGTTATTATGGTTATCTGTAAAACTGAATATGCTCTCATTCAATGAAAAATAATCATTACATTCTACTTCTGTAAGAAAACTTGCATAATCCTCATTACCAATTATATTTTCAAAACATTTTAAAATATCGTATTTAATACTCCATGAATCTTCTTCAGTATTATCAATAAACAAATTAAAAAGAGGATTTTTTTTCAATATATCCTTTAAATCATTTGATGTTTTTGAAGATAAATACTCATCTAAATCATAATAATTATCAGAAAACTCATCAAATTTATCATTAAATATTTTCTTAATTTCTTCTAATTGTTGAATTAGGTTCTCAATTTTTGATATTTCTGCTATCCTTTGCTCATATTCATCATCATTTCCCAAAGCAGATAATCCACATGATTCTCTTTCATAGTTTAATAATTCTGCATAGTGTTCCTCTTTTAACGCTATTTGTTCTTCTTCAAACTCTTTTTTTAATGCGTTCATCTCATCTTCATATTGTTTTCTTAATTCCTCTTCAATACCGACTTCTTTTATTTCTTCATTAAACTCTTTAAACAATGTAGATGCAAAATTAAGTCTATATTCAATATTTTTGAATTTAGATTTCTCTTTTATATCATCTAATATGTCTTTATGAAGCATATTTTCATTATTTTCTTCTGAAAAATCTTTCTTATTTTTAGAAACAAAATATATTATATCATCGTTTAATTCTATTAAATCTCCAATACTTATTAGTGTTTCAACAATAATCGCATCTGCTATTGAATCTTTATTTTCTCTATAATGATAAGGTCTTTTTTTATGAATTTCCCTTTTTTGTGCCTTTAGTATTATATCTATATTCTCATCAACAATAATTGAATTTTCATTTTCAAATATTTTATTAAACAAAGATTGATAGTGTGTCTCATAAAAATCAACTTTTTTTTCAAACTCTCCTTTTAAAGAATTTACACCCTCTTTTAATTTAAATAAATCTTTATTAAATTTATCTAATTCTTCTGTTTTATTAATCCAATGTAAATTATTAATATTTGTAGATAAAGTTTTAAGCCCTGTCCCAATACTATTTATTTCTTCATTTATATGTCTAAATGTCTCTGTTTTTACAACTGATGGTACTATAAGCTTTATTTTTTTAGAATCTAAAAGCTTTAAAAAGTTTTCAAATAAATTTGCATTATGAATTTTATCTCTGCTTATTATCATATCTACATATATATTTGTATCTAATAGTAAATATTTCATATATTTCCTCCTAACGTACTACTTTACATAATATCACAAATATACATATTAGAAAATAATAAAGAACCTAGCCTAAACTAGATTCTAAACACATCATCCTCTGTAATCCCTTCCAAAGGAATATTTTTTATTGGTGGAGAGTAAAGGAGTTGAACCTTTATCTTTAGTAGTGGATTGCTTTACCTTTTAAGCTAACTCTCCATAAAGCAGGAACTTAATCCTGCAATGTAAGGGAAATAAGATTTTTAAATAAGAACTTTTAAATTAGCACTTGTGATTAAAAATTTATAAAAGAGTAAGGTAAAGGAGTTGCACCTTTATTAATACTCTTCCTTCCACGATGCAAGGCTTTTACACCTTGCTTTCCGTTCTGCCCAACATCACATATAACTTGAAAGGAGGCGTGCATAATGCACACTGAAAACTTCAACCTGTCCACATACATATTATCTCATATACTATGAGCTATGACTTATCAATTTATTTCAAAAAACAATCAAAAAATTTCATAAGATTTTTTAGATAAAAAACTCTCTTCCCATCTAGCCACATCCTCAACTAATTCATTTTTCATTCTAGTACAAGTCACTTCACTTATATTCAAGTTATTAGCTATTTCCCAATTCTTAAGTTTGTCTCTATATTTATACTCTAAAAACTTTTTGTGTTGTTCACCAAGCCATTTAATGTAATCATCTAATGTCTCATTTTTCTCCTTGCTCTCCATTATGAATAATTCTAAATCAACGATCTGTGCTTCCTTTTTCTCTATCTCTATTTCTAATCTTTCAATTAGATTAATCATATTCTTTTCAGCAGCACTCACTCCATCATTAGATGTTTGAACCCTCTCACTAAACCCTATACTTTTAACATCTGGACTTAAGCTTACATCTGTATTCTTAATTTTTCTTTCTAATTCCTCTATGTTCTTTTTTAATAAATCTCTTTTTCTTTCAGCAGCTTTAATCTTTAAGTTCTTCTCAAAGTAATTATAAAGTTGCCATTCTGTCTTTTTAAATAATGTCTTATCCATATGATCCTCCTTATAAATACCTCTTAACATATTCAAAGTTCTTAGTTACTCTGCATTTGTCTCTATCTTTCTTATCATAAAAATGTATTCTATATACTTCGCCATACTTTATAATCTTATATTCTTCTGTTTGTTTGATTACTTTGTTTTGAAGTATATCAAATGCACTAATTTGACCTTGTAATACTTCCATGTTTAACACCTCTTCGTATCCTTCTTATAAACTCCATAGAACGTTTTATCTATTAGGACAATATAACTATCCTCTTTCTCCATAAACACCTCATGAACGCTATTTTTAGTTAATAGAGGATGAAGCCTTGTCTAATCCTCCAACAACTTTATTTCTGATTTATCAAAGAAACTTATTTGATTATTTATCATATACATCACTTTTTCCAAGCTGTAAATTTAAATAAAAAAATACCGTATATTCACTTGAATAATACGGTATTAAAAACTATTAATTATTTTTAATTTCATATCCTCTAATAAGGGTAATGAAAATATTAATGAATTCACTATATTCTTGATAATAACTATTACTTACTATTAAATTAAATATTCTAGTTACATCTAAAACATTTCTAGAGATATCAAATTCGTCTATTTTCTCATAAAGATCAAATATTTTAGAATTATATGCTAAATATTTTTCTTCTGATATTATACTGCATTTTCTTAACTCTAGTAGATAATTAATGCTTTTTTGTAAATTACCACTTTTAAGATAAGCCATAGATAATTTATCAATTATATCCTCATTATCTGGGTATATTTGACTTAAAGATTCTAAAATAAATACTCTGTGTATTGGTGGCAATGAGCTAAAAATAGTCATTACAGGCTTTTCGGTACCAAAAGGATGTTTCTTGAAATATTTAAATAACTGCATTAATACAATTTTATTTACAATACTAATCCCTTTATTCAACTCTTCTTCTGAAACCTCATCCCCATAATGTGCTCCACTATTACCTATTTTTCTAAGTTTATGCAATTCACTTTCAATATCTTTATCATAATATTTACCTATTTTTTGTATTTTGTTATTTAAATTATAATTTTTCCACTTATCAACGGTTATATTAGATTTTTCTAGAATTATATCCTTAAATATTAAATCTATTGCTCCTTCTAAGTAGCGTCTTAATGAAGTAGCTCTTAATACCTCAGGAATATTGTTATTAATACACGAACTATATTCTTTTAATAATTCTTCTGGTATCAGCGGTGGAATTTTTGCTGATAAAATCGCTTCATATTTACTATCCATCTATATCACCTCCACATTTTACCATACCATATTTCATAATATTATTCAATTTTAAAAGAACTCTCTTTAGTTATATTAATTTAAATTCAATCTTTCCTATAACTACTACCACCTATATCCCCCAAATTTAACATTCCATTTCTTTTTACTTTCTAAATCTCTTATTTTAAAATAAGCATCAACTTCTTTTTCTTTCTTTTCCCTTTTATCAGCAAGATCTTTATAGGTCTTTAATGCTAGTTCATGTACTGAATAAACTTCTAGTAAATTAACTTTCACTTAAATCACCTCTATTTTTTTATGAGTTTCAATCTCTAATGTTGGAATATACTTTTTAATAGCTCCTTTAGAAAACTCATTCTCTGGTTTAATTTGTATAACTCCATCCTCTTCTCTAATATCTGCATTTTGAAAAAATGTTTTGTAACTTACTGGTGATAAAGAATCTGAGTTAGCTAATAACTCATGAATAGGAGAAGGATAGAAGCGAGGAGAGGTTGGTGGGGATTCCTCTTCTTCTCCTTCTTTTCTTTCTTTATCATTCTTATATCTTTCTTTATCATTCTTGTTTGTTTTTTTTTGATTTTTTTCTGAATTTTTTTTGATTTTTTTCTGTGTTACATCTGTGTTACTTTGCTGTTTTTCCTGCGTTTCTTCTGTGTTTCCTACTTCTTGATAAACCCCATAGTTTTCAATGGTTACAAGTGTTTTTTTATTGTCACTTTTTACAGTTATCATATTTTCTTTTTCTAAAAGTTCTAAGAACTTTTTTACTTTAGTAGTACTCCATCCCCAAGCATCACTAAGTTGCCTTAATGATGTAATTCTTGAACCTCTTTTAATCTCTATTAATTCACCATTAAATAGTATTTTATTGTCTTTATGGTTTGCCATTAGTAGAAGGTCTACAAAGGCTTGTCCTCTACTAAATGGCTTATCTTCCCATAACCAATGATTTTGAATACTTCTATAAAGTTTTAACCAACCTTCTACCAAGCCTTTCACTCCTTACATCTGTCTTAACTCATAAGCTTCATTTATTTTGTTTCTCAATTCATTGAAAGAAGCTTCATCTAAATTTAACTTTGTATCTTCTTCAATAAATATAGTTACTTTATCAGTATCTTTAGCATCTATAAGAAAGTTTTCTTCCTTACCATACTTTCTTACTTCAAGCTCTAATCCATTTAAAGTCATATTACTCACCTTTCCTATTTAACTTTTCCCTTTTTATGAACCTCATAGTTATATCCATTATCTTTTAAGAATTTACTTAAAGCCTGGATCATCTCAAAGTTATGTTCCACATAAACATCCACAAAGAATTTATCTTGCCTAATTTCTTCTTCGACCTCTTTTTTAGCATTTTCAAGTGGTTTAGAGATATCTAAAGGTGTTTGAACTGGTTCTTTAACTTCAACTTTAGGTTGCTCCTTTGGTTTTTCAGCTTCCTTTATCATAGTTGCCTTATCATTAATTTCTTTTAAAATTCTATCTAAAGGCCATCCAAATTCTATATACTTAGTAAAGTCATCAAATTTTAACTTAGTATTAATGCCTTCATTAGCTACACTTATAGCATTTTCTATTGAAACTCTAAGCATTTCTTTTCTTTGCTTTTCATCTTCCTGCTCTCTTTCTAATAATAAAGCTCTTGATTCTATATCTTCTCTAACACTTTTTAAACTTTTACTAAGGTTTAAATATTCATTTTTCACAGTAAGTTTTAAAGCATATTCTTTACTTAAGTTATGATTAATAACACTTTCTTTAATAAGCTCTAATGCTTTTTGTCTTTTCTCTTCCCTACGCTTATCATCAAATATCTTTATTCCTTCTTTTATTGGTTTTTCTACATCCGCTATAAGGCCTATTAGCTCTTTACATTGATATTCAAATATATCAATAGGAGTTAACATCTCTCTTTTAACATCTTTTCTATAGGTATCTATCTTATTTCTAAGTCCTGCCAAATCTTTTTGAGTTGCTTTACAGTCTTTTAAACTTTCTTCTGTAACTATAATTCCCTCAAACTTTTTCATAGTTTCTTGTAGTGATCCTTTAACTTCTTCAAAGTTCATTTTTATTACTGGTAATTCTTTATTTATTTGTATCTCTTTCATTTCTCAACTCTCCTAAAAATCAAAATCTCTTTGTTGTTGCTCTGCTTCTATTTGCTTTAATTCCTCTTGCTCTCTTTTTTCTTTTAATATTTTCTTTTTATTAAGCATAGTTAGACAAGTTCCTACTGCTTCATTTGTTATATCTTCCACTCTATTAACTCCTGCCCAAGCTAAAAACTCTTTTTTGTCTGTTTCAGTTTCTTGTATTAAACTATTAATTGTTAATACATGAGCCTGTCCTATTTTCTGCTTTCCTAATTCCGCATCTTCATCAACTACTCCACCATCTATTACATCAGTTTCAGCAATTTCAAAAGCCATCATATATAAATATCTTCTTGCAAAACTTTGAGTACCACCTATATTTTGAATAGTACTACATCCTTTTAATGTGGCTACCTCAACTGGTGTTGTCCATATTCTTTTTTCTTCTAAATTTTCCGTATTATATATTGTTAAAGTTGCTAACTTCTCTTCATAACTAAACTCTGTATATAATCCAATCTCATTACAAATATCATTGATATGTGGTAAGAAATCTCCTAATTCAAAATATTTATAATTTGAATACTTGTTATATCCTGTTTTCTTTAAATCTTTATTTTGCAAATCTACTCTAGCCCTTTGTATTTTCTGATATATGTTAAACTTCTTTGTTTCTGTCATAACTTTTCCCTCCTATTTTAAAATTCGGTATCTTTAGCTTCTTCCTTAAAATCCTCTATACATTCACAGCATATTATCTTATCTCCAATAGAGTAATAGCTTTCACCTGCATATATGCTATAACCACATTCAGTACAAGTTTCTACAGCTCTTGGCTCCTCTCTATTGAATCTATACTCATAACAACAATCTGGTAAATTGCCCATAAGTTACAGCTCCTTTACTGTTTCTCCAGTTTCAATATCATAAATTTCACCGTTGTCTAAATCCATTCCTGGTGGTAATATATCCTTGAGATTTATTTCTTGAGTGCCTTGGCTACTTTGGTCGGTGCCTTGGTACTCTCTTTTTATTTCTTCCTCTATTAAAACGTTTATAGTTTCGTCTATTGTTAGTTTGCTTAGTCTTTCTTGTACATTTTTTGTAATCTTCTTAGCTAGTTCTAACATAAGACTAACCAACCTAATATTTTATAAACTACATAATAGATAATGCTCCAAATTACAATTAGTACAATTAAAATTACTAAGCAACCTGTATTAACTTTTCTCATTTCTACTACTCCTAACTAAATTCTTATTGGATCCATAGCTTTACTTTCTAGCTTATCCCAAAATATAATGCCATCCTTAGTAACTCTATAAACTCCCAATCTCTTGGAAGGTTCCTTCACTCCATATAATTCTTTAAGTAATTTCTTTTGTTTTTGAGTTAATCTTTTTAATTGTTTCATTATTTTTCTCCTTTCCTCTTCTCCATTCAACACATTTCTACAAACTTTTTAATTTAAAGGTTGTACACTTATATTGAGAGGAGGTGTTTTTTTATGAATATGATACCTGTATCATCAAGCAACTTAGTTTCGGTTGGTTATGATTCAAGTACTGCTACCTTAAGAATTGCCTTTCATTCTGGAGTTTATGATTACTACAATGTTCCACAGAATATATTTGAAGGGCTTTTAAACGCTTCATCTAAAGGCAAATATCATCATGCTTTTATAAAGAATTCTTATAGATACAGTAAGGTTCACTAATCAATTATATTTAAAACTATTGCGGGTCCACATATTGTTATATTTTTTTCAGTATGTGGATTTACATTTATTAATTCTACCCCTTCTCTTTGTGATAATAGACTAACTAAATCTTTAGTACTTAATCCGTTTTTATGCGCTTTAATAATTAATTCTAAAGCTCTTATATCATCATCTGTAACCTCAAAATTTCTATTATCGTTAAAGTTATCAAGAATCTCTCCTAATTGAACTAAAGCTGTATCAAAATCCTTTACAAATACATATTTATTATTTTCCATTATAAAATTCCTCCTTAAATTACATTGGTCGCAAAAATTAGAATTAACATATTTGCAACACTTAATAATATATACTTAAAGCTTTCCTTAGCTTTCTTCTCATCTAAGCTCTTAAGCATAAAGTCTAAACTTAAATATAAGCTTGCTACTATAGTTATTATTCCTAAAACTAACTTTCCTCCTGGAGTAAGCATTTTTCTCTTAACCTCTTTTCTTCTTTCATTTTTTGAGTTCGCTCCCATTGTCTTGCCATTCTTTCTTCTAATTCCTCTTCACTTATTGCAAAGTAAACTGGAATAGGAGTGTCAACTGTACTTTTTCTTAACTTGCTATAGTCTATCTCTATAGGTTGAAATTTCTTTTTAGCCATTTCTATTCTCCTTTGTTTTATTTACCTTTAGCTCTAAAAGGATTTTAATAGAGCTTGTCTTATTCATTCCCTTAGTATCAGAGGGATTCGCTGTTTACTGATACTTGTCCTATATATTTCCAAGTTTTATAATTTAAGTATCGGCTCTGCCAAGTCGAAATAAATTATGAAAGGTGGTTTTTTATTATGATGGGAAAATATACTGTAACATCAATAGTTTCTGATATTTTAGAGGATGTTAATTTCAACACTGTTTCTGATTTAACAAAAGAACAGTTTATCGAAATTCTTTCTACATCAATTTATAAATCAATAACATCTGATTATTTTATTGATCATATAGATGAAGCTCTAGCTAAAAGACTTAGTGTTTATTAGTCTTCTTAATCATCTCAGAAACAATATCAGTTAATTTGATTTTTTCTAAAGTATCTGACTGCTCTTGAACTAGCACTTCTTGAGCAGTTCTTTCTTTTAAATTCAAACCACATATAGGACAATAATTTTCGCTTCTTTTTAACTCTTTATTTTCATATCTTGGACACTTTAATTTATTCATTTAAATCTCTCCTTCCATTTTTCACCCTAATAATATGGTCTTATCATTTTCCTGACCTCAGCAAAAAGTTCTAAATATTTAATTGACTTTGATTGTTAAGCATGTCTATTTTTTCTTGTAAATAAAATGGTGCTTTATAACTTTCTGCAATCTCCTTAGCTTTACTTAAATGTTTTCTCTTTATAGCTTTGTAAGTATTGACATTAAATTGACCCTTTACAAACTTCCATACATTCTTATAAACTTTATTTGAAATTGATTTGTCTTTATATGCAGGACTACCATACCCACCTAAAGCATTTGTTCCTACTCTTTTTACTACTTTTTGAAGTTCCTCTGGTTCCGCACCTATTAAAGGTAAATCTTCTTGGAATTCTTTAAGTTCATTTTTGACCTCTTGAACTTCCCCTCTAACTTCTTTAAATGCTTGTACTTGTGCTTCAAATAAATCTATTGCACTTGTTGGTTTTCTTTGTTCCTTTAATGCTTGTTCCATTTTATTAAAAGCTTCAATATATTTTAATTTCCATTGAAGAGCTTTATCTCCATTAAACCCCATAGCTAATAATGTAAACCCATCTCTAGTCATTAAATATTCTTTGTACCATTGTTTATTTTGTGGATGTTGATATTCACTTTCTATAAATAGGTCTGCTGACTTTTCAGCAACCCCCTTTTTAATTTCTTCTATAGATTGCAATACATTTCTATGTTCCTTTTCAAAATCCTCTGCAATCTGTCTGCTACTTACCACAAGTTGTCCATTTTGATTAGAAAGTTTTACACCTTCTATTTCTTTTTTCTCAAAGATCATTAAATTATTCATCACTCTCATCTCCTTCTATTTCTTTTAGAACATTGATAAGTGTTTTTAAATACTCTTCCATTATTAATCCTCCAATTCTTTTTTGCTACAATCGAAGAGTTTAGCTAAAACACTAAGTTCTCTATCGTTTGGCATACGTTCTTCATTTTCTATTCTTGCGTAATGTCTAGTACTGATTCCTAAATACTCTGCAATCTTATATTGCTTGTATCCAAGCTCTGCACGTTTTTGTTTTATTTTTGTCATGTGTCGTTCCCTCCCTTCCACGTGTTTATTATGTCTTATTTTTAAGACGTTATCAAATTTATTTTTCTCTAAATATAGCCATTTTTCAAAATTAACTCTCAAATACTTACATATTCAAACTTTTTCTTTGTCTTATTTTTTAGACATTATTATTCTTATTTGTCTTGTTTTGAAGACATTTTTCTGTTATTATATAGTTGAAAGGAGGAATACATATGGACTTTAAAGATAAGTTAAAAGATTTTAGGAAAAAAAACTCTTTAACACAAGCTGAATTTGCTAAAAAGTATGGATTCTCTAGAACAACTATTACAGAGTTAGAATCTGGAAGAAAAAAACCTACGCTAAAAATGATTGATAAAATTTCAACAGCTACTAATACAAGAACTACTTTTTGGTTAGATGATAAAGAAAATATAACTTTCAATAATTTTGATGGATTAAAATTGATCTATAAGAAATTAAGAGCTACTGGTGATATAGATATAAACGGAGTTATGAATTCTAAAGCTAAAAAATTAGTTGATGAAATGGTTGCTGCTGAATTTAGACTATTGGCTCAACAAGAACAAGATAAATAAAAAAAGAGATAGAGGTTAGTCCTCTATCTCTTTTAATAATTTTTCTAATGTTTTTAAATAATCTTCCACCGAACTCCACTCCCGATTGTTCTTATCTATACGAACATACGTTCTATTTTTTATAGCTTTATTTTACTAGATTTTATTTTTTTTTGCAAATATATTAAGCTATTGACATAATGTACATTTGTTACAAGTAAAATTGTAGCATATTTAAATAACAAAAACAGTCGAAAAACTTTCATGGGATGAATATTTTCTATTATCTTTCTTCATTTTTTCTTTATTTTAACATTATTTTCGTTAATAAATTTAATATTAGTCAAAGTTACTTAATATAAGCAAAAGATTAATTATCAAATAAGAAGATATTTTAAAATTTAAACAAATTAGGAGGAACTTATATGAAAAAAATAGCAATTTATATTAGAAAATCTGTAAAGGGAGATGAAAACTCAATCTCTCTTGAAGCACAAACTGAAGTAATTAAGCATTACTTTAATGATAAAAATGAATTCGTTGTTTATAAAGATGATGGTTTTTCAGGTGGAAATACTAATAGACCTGCATTTCAAAGGCTTATGGCTGATGCTATGGAAAACAAATTTGATACTGTAGCTTGTTATAAGTTGGATAGAATAGCTAGAAATACTTTGGATTTTCTTACAACATTTAATACTTTAAAAGAATATGGAATTGATTTAATCTGCGTGGAAGATAAATATGATCCTTCTACTCCATCAGGTCGTTTAATGATGACACTATTAGCATCTTTAGCTGAAATGGAAAGAGAAAATATAAAACAAAGAGTAAGTGATAGTATGCTTAATTTAGCTAAACAAGGAAGATGGACTGGTGGTACTCCACCGTTTGGATACAAAGTAGTAACTATAGATGGTGGAAAGTACTTAGAATTAGAAGATGAAAAAAATATAAAATATATTTTCAATGAATTTATCGATGGTAAAGGTATCATTAGACTTGGTAATGAATTTAATTGTGATAAAAAAAAGATAAGTAGAATATTGCATAATATAACTTATCTACAAAGTTCTAAGGATGCTAATATCTATTTAAAACAAGTTTTAGGCTATGAAGTTATTGGACAACCTAATAATTGTGGTTATCTTCCTTATGGTAAATATAAAGTTGTTAATAGTAAGAAAATTAAAAATACAGATGGCTTAAAAGTAGCAACTGTAAGTAAACATAATGCTGTCATTGATTTAGATACTTTTATTAAAACCCAAAATCGACTAAAAACATTTGAAGGAAAGAAAGCTCCAAGAATAAGTAATAAGAGTTTCTTAGCTCAAATGGTTAAATGTGGTGGCTGTGGTTCAAATATGCTTATAGCATTAGGTAATAAACGAAAAGATGGTACTAGAAAATTATATTTTTATTGTCCTAATAGATGTGGAAATAGTTTCGCTGATGTTGATAAAGTTGAATACACTACTTTAGCTACATTAAAAGATGTTGATTTCTTTAATAAAATTAATAAAAATAAAAGCGTTGTAAATAAAGATAATTCTAAGATTAAAAAATCTATGCTTAAAGAACTAGAAGAAAAGAAAAAAATACTGGATGGATTAATGGACAAACTTGCTTTAGTAGATTCTAATCTAGCAAATGTAATTATAGAAAAAATGAATAGTGTTAATATTGATATAAATGATTTACAGAATAAAATAGATTTGCTAGAGAAAGAAGAGATTTCATCTAGTTATAATAAAGAAGATTTTAAATTAAAAGAAGAAAATAGAAAACACTTTATAGAAGACTTTGAAAATATGGATATGGAAGAAAAACAAAATTCTATAAGAGGGGTTATTAATAAAGTGATTTGGGATGGTGAGAACATCATAATTTCATAAAAAAATAATGACTATTTAAAACCACTAGGAACTCCTGGTGCCCCTATTGCAAATACTCCTAATAATACTATAAATAATATCATAGTTGGTAAACTAGGAATTTTACCATATAAAATTTGAGATACTGTCATTACAAAAAATACTTCTGTAAGAACTGAACCACATAAATGTATGTTTGAACATAATGGTATTGCAAAATCCACTATATCTTCTCTTAAAGCCTTTGATTTCTTTGCAGACTCTAAAGCTACTGGTAATGTTGCAGCACTTGACATTGTACCAACAGCAGTAAGATATGCTGGTCCATAATACTTTACAACTTCCCATGGATTTTCTTTTGATATTGCTCCACCTATTAAATATAAAATTGTTAACCATATAAAATGACCAAATAATACAATTAATATAACTTTAAAGAATACAGGAAGTTGATTACTTAATCCTCCTTCATACGCTAAAGCTGCAAAGTTAGTTGCTATGAAAAATGGTAATATTGGTATTATTATTTTATTTACAATACTAAGTACTATAGCTTGAAATTGATCTAAAAGCTTTTCTACTAAATCAGCCTTTGTCCATCCAACAGCTAATCCTAAAAGTAATGCTAAAGCTAACGCACTCATTACACTCATAACTGGTGGTATATCTAATTTAAATATAAGTTCTGGTAATTCCTTTAATGATGCTATATTAGATACTATAGATAATTTAGGTATTAATGCATATCCTGCAATCATTGAAAGAATAGCAGCAAAAACTGAAGATAAATAAGCTATTAAAACAGCATATCCTAATAGTTTGCTTGCGTTATCTTTTAATTTAGCAATAGATGGAGCTATAAATCCTAAAATAATAAGTGGAACAGAGAAAAATATAATTTGTCCCAATACATACTTAATTGTCACAATTGTTGACATAAGCCCCTCTGAAGAGTATGTTCCTATTATTATTCCTAATATAACACCTAAAACAAGTTTAAAAATAAGATTATTAAATAATTTCTTCACAATTTATCCCCCCTTTTTATTTAATACTTTCATGTAAAGAATTATTTATAAATAAAAAAACTTCTACCCCCTATACAGAGGCAGAAGTAAAATTCCACGGTTCCACTCTGATTTTAAGTAGTAAGCTAAGTTAAACTACAAAATCTCTTTAGGTACAAATATACCACTCTGCTATAACGGGCATACCCGCATTCCCCTACTCTAACCTAAGATTATTTCTGGAAACAAGCTCATAGATGCACTCATGAAAAAATTCTTTAAAGTCTTTTTCAGCCTAGAAGACTCTCTCTGAATAAAGAAATTAATTCTACTTTTCTAATCACAGCTTTTTATATTATGAAAGTTAATTCTTAGTATTCTTATATGAATTAACTTTATTATATTTTAAACTCTGCACTTAGTCAACATAATTTTTAAAAAAATGTAAATAAAAAGGTAATATATTAATAAATATTACCTTTTTAAATGCTAAATATTTTGTTGTATTTTAAATATAATCTATTAGTATAAATTTTGCTGTATATAAATGTCGAATATTATAGTTTAACTGTTGCTACATCTTTTTTAAATATATTTGGAACATAATTTAACTTTAAATCCTTAGCTCCTATAGGTTCTTGAACTACTATAGTTCCTGTAACCTCTTCTCCTGGTGCTAGTGTTCCCTTATCTAAAGCTTCCTTACCATCAATCGCAGTAAATGTTCTATCTTTTATTTCGCCTTTGGCATTTTCAATTTGGAAACTATATGGATTATAATTTAATTCTGAATCTCCATTATTTTTAAGAGTTAAATTTAAAATAAGAAACTCATTTCCCTCTTTTGGTTTATCATTTCCTTCACCCATACTTGTTTTAACACTATTTACTACTAAACTTTGGTCCTTAATTTTTACTGTATCACCTATATTATAAGCATATTCACTGCTATGTTTACTTAAGAATATTTTGCTTAATCCTCCAACTACTAATAATGCTAATAATATAGTAAATATCACTTTTACTTTTTTCGACAT